GCTGGTAAAGTAACTGCAATTGTATTGCTAGTTGTATTAACAAAATATCCTTCACTAGCAACTGCTGTAAAGTCTGCTGTTTTTTCTGCTTGCCAATCTGTGCCAGCAGTTATACTACCACTTGCACCTAAAGCAATTGATGTACCATTGATTGTAATGGTTGAATTTGCTAATTTATCGTTTGCAATAGAACCTGATAATTGTGAATTTGATATACCACCTGCTAATTTATCGGCTGCTATTGTGCCTGGAGTTATATTTGAATCTTTTATTTTGTTTGCCATGATACTATTTATATACCTTTTTTAGAGTTCCTTAATTGTTATTACATCCGCTGCTATAGGAGCTGTTCCAAATGTAAGTGTTGTTCCCGATACAGTATAATCCGAAGTTGGTCTCTGGAAAACACCATTTAAAAATACTAAAACATTATCTACAGTCATACCACTTGTAACTGTAAATGCTACAGTAGAGCCGTCACCAGTATATGCTCTTGTTACACAAGTTAATTGACCAACACCAATTGTTTTGTTTGTTAGAGTTTGCGTTGCAATCTCTGAAACTAATGTTGAGTTACTACCCTTAGGTAATAACATAGAGTTTGTTACAGCCTCACTATGAGGTTGTGCCATAATTTTTTGACCATGAGAGTTAGATGAACAATTTAATTGAATTTGTCCGTCTGTACTACCACCACCTCTAAATTCTGTAATATATGTTGTACTATCAACTAGTAAATTACCAGAGGCATTTGTAAGTGTTTCTGTTTGAACACTTGTTAAACCTGTTATTGTTGAATTGAGGGTTGATGTTAATGTGTCGCCTGTTATAGCAGTTGTTAAATTAGTACCGCCTGTAATTTTTAAAGTTTCACCTAAACTGATTGTAGTAGCTGTTGAACTTTCATCAACTAAAGTAAAACTAGAATTAACTAGTGAACCATTGGCAATATTTGTAATTGTATTATCAGGACCATTAATTGTTTTATTTGTTAATGTCTGAGTTTTTGAGGTAATAGCTAAAGCAGAACCATCACCTAATTCTGTGTAAATTTCGTTAAAGTTATCGTTAATTAAATCACCACCAGCACGGATAGTAGTTCCTGTTCCGTCATCTGCTGAAGACCCGATATTAATTATTTGTTTAGCCATTGATTCTCTCTATAATTACCTAATATTTATACAAGTTTTACCATTAAGTTATATCAAATGTTGTACTTGTCGTATCAAACTTAATACTTGTTAATGAAAATTCTGTTGCTGGAGCTGATACCTTGATTTCTGTTGGTATTGTTATTGGTTGTTTCATACCATCAATTGCATATTCAGCTAATGTAAATCTTTCTCCGTCAATGTCTGTATCACTAAAACCTGTTGCTCTATGGTCTGCCCAATTGCTCATTGTCAAAGGAGCAATGTATCTGTTTGTACCATTAATACTTCCAGCAATCGCTGTTGTTTGTGCTAGAGTATGTGTTCCAGAATATAAGTTACTTGATGAAAAAGGATTAGTGTATATATCTAAACTTTTCATAGTAGGTCCGCCATATGCAAAACCTCTTAAATAACTATCACCTCTGGATGTAATATTATATAGTGTACTTCTTTGACTTAGCTTAATAGTCATGTGTCTTCTCAGAGTAATATCTCTAGTACCTGTTGAGAAAGGTGACATTGTACTATCATCAAAATCTGGATCCACACCTAATTCTGGATTACTTCTTAGTGTTGTACCATCATCTGTTGTTCCTAATCTTCTACCAAATATAGTAGAGAACAATTGACCAATAACACCAAAGATTGGACTTTCTGAAATGCCTGATATAATACCATCAACTGGTTGTGAAATCTGAGCACTAATTCTACTTTCAATGTTTACTTGACCTGTAAAATAAAAACCTGCTGTGTGCATAGTCTTTTTAAATGAATCTCTCCAGTCATTAATAACTCGACCAACTTTGATAACATAAGAAAAGTCCTGATAGTATAAACTATCTTGTATTCTCATTGCGTCATCTGATAAATGTCCGTCTTCATTTACATAGGTACCTGCCGTGTCAGCAATTGCAACAACATTTACTGTAGCTGTAGGTTGGTCAACTTTTGCAATTGTAGCAGTAGCGCCATTGCTTAAAGTTATTACTCTACCTGATTGAAAAATGCCAGAGGCTGAAGTAAATTTTAAAATCTGTCTTGTTGAATCAAACACACCTGTTGTTGCTGTAATAGTAGAACTCGAAGAATCAACCGAAGTAGCCGTCAAGTCTGCAACAAAAGAACCTGAAATATTTTTTAGAATCATATAACCAGGAATAGATAAAGTTGGTGGAGATGGCGACTGATTATATTCAGCACCAGGTTCAACAATTTTTAAACTTAAAACTTTTCCTATTTCATCACCATGAGCAAACACGGAAGCTCCGTTACCTAATTCTGAAGGACTATTGACTGTAACTATAGGAGTTTTTACATAGTTTGAACCAGAATTAATAATTCTTATATCTGTGATTTCACCATTGCCTGTTCCACTTTCTTGTACAACTTTGTTACCTGTATATGGGTCACTTATAACTGTAGCGTCTTCTAAAATAATATGGTCTTCGGTACTACCTTCAACTTGAAGTCCGCCATTGACAAGAGATACGGCCGCTGTTGCACCACCACCACTTGTGTTTGCATTATTAAAAACTAAATTATCTCCTATTTCATAACCTGTACCGCCATTGTCAATAATAAAATCGGTTATACCACCGTTACCAACACCCTCAACTGTAATTAAAGAATCTGTACCACCACCTGTAACTGTAACAGTATCATTTTCATTACTGTAGATACCGTCATTTGTAACTGTAACTGTTCCTGGAATACCTGTTGTTTGAGCTTTAATAAATGTTGAAGCTGTGTCTGATTCTGTTCCTCTTATTTCTTCACCTGTTACAAAAGTACCAACAATAGTATCATCATTTAAAGTAAACTCTGTTACTTCATTTGCACCAATTTGAAATTTAGATACTGCTTCAACAAGTGCCGTTGCACCTGAAGTTTGACCTGTTATAGAACGACCAATTAATAATGAAGTATCTCCAGTTAAATTAACACCTTGTATTGTTCTTAATACTTTATTTGTTGTCCACTTACCATCAGACACACGCAACATGTTTTCTCTAGGATAAACTGTTTCTGAAGAAAGGCCAAATAACATTCTAAAAAATATTTGGTGACCTGCACTCGTACCTTTTGCTCTGTAAACAGATTTAATATTTTTGATTAAATTTCTTTTGTCAATTCCTGCGTCTAAATTTTCTGGAATGGTATTTAAAAATTCATTTCTAAATTTAGTTAAAAAGTTAGAAACAACTTTATCAGGATCCCTAAATTGTAATAACTCTTGTATTGTATTAACAGGATTTGATTTGTAATCACCTAAAACGGCTTGTGCATTTGAATTAGCACCTACTAATAATTCACCTTCAATAAATTTATTTTGTGCTGAAATATAAAGCTTGCCATTTGCTAAATCTTCCTTTAGAATAACGGATGTTGCTTTTGAGGTTTGACCTGTTATAGTTTCTCCTCTAGTAAACTTACCGTAAGTAGAACTTTCCAATATTAACTTATCACCAGAGTCTAATTGTGTTCTATCTGTATCTAATCGTGAAGCGTCTAAAAGAAGTGTACTTGTATCAGTATTGATTTCTGATTCTAATTGTAAACCATCTGTTGATTGTACACTTGTAACTGAAATTTCTGCTGATTCTAAAAATGTATAATATGATTTTAGAAATTCAACAAATTTGGGGTGGTCAGATAATACAAATTCTGGTATCTGACTGTTTATTAGATTGGATATTTTGTCAGTAAATTTTGCCATTTACTAATCCTTAATAACTACTTGTTGTCGTATAACCTACACCTGCGTCAGCAGAACCACCAACAAATGTGTCTGCTTCAACTGTTATTGTTGAGTTAGCCGTATCTATGTTTAAAATTTGGTCTCTAACAGGAACAACATCATTCGAACTAGGTATTACTGTTAATTCGATTACACTAGAAGCTGCGCCTCTAATATTTTCTACAACTGATACATTTAATGAGTTAATTGTAACTTGACCGGTTGCATAGTTAATCGTACCTTGTGTACTATTAGCATAAACTCTTGTCGAACCTGATAAACTATATCGTCTAACATTTCCTTGACCGTCATCATCTAAAAAGAAAATTGTAGATGTATCGCCATCAATTTTAAAACCTGATGATGTTAAAATACCACCATCACTTGCGTTATGACCTGAATGAGGATTATATAATGAGTTTCTATAGTAAACATCATATCTTGTTGAAACTCCAATAGTCGGAGTAAATTCTTTTCTAATTTTTAGTGTTGTAATATTTGAAACAATACTTGTATCTGTATTATCAATTAAACCAATAATTTTTGAATATCTGAATACACCATCAAATTGATTTAATGTATTTGTATTGTAATTAGTTAATGTAGAAATAATATTTGCTTTTAAAGTATCAGATGTTTTAGCCGTTGTTTGTTCATTATATTTTACATTTGAAGTTAATAAAATACTTGTAGTTTCGGGGTCAACTATTTCTGGTCTTACTGATACCACATTGTATTTTCTTAATTGCAATTTAATTGTTTCTTTTGTAGATGTTGTCAATGTAGAACCTGAAATAGGTTTGATTGCAATTTTAACAACACCGTATTGTGGTGTTTCATCATCTTCACCACCCCAAGCACTAACTGATTGTGCATTTGGATAAACTGATTTAACAATTGTTTCGTAATCTTTAGAAGTTACAGCTCTGTCTTGTGCTGTGTATTGTAAAGGTGCATTATATCTAATTGATTCTTTTGTTTGTGCCTCTGAACCATTAGCTGCATTTGATGTGGTTGTAATTGTAACATTTGAAAAACCATCAATATCGCCAGACAAAGCAAATGAACTTGCGCCGTTAGCTTCAGTTTTATTTGTTACAATATATTCTAATATAACTATGTTACCGTCTGATAATGATTTTCCTAAAATACCGTCACCAAAATAAACTTCGAATTTACCTTCTTCATTTTCTTGTAAAAAATAAACTTTTGAAGCGTCTGTTAAGTTTGTAAAACCTGTTGCAAGTGTATAGACATTTTGTGTACTATCACTTGAAGAATTTTGTATTGTTACTTTTAATGTAATCGTGTCAGCATTAGGACTTGGTATAATAAATTTTT